AGTACAAAATTTCAAGAAATGCAGAAAATGGTGGAAAAGCATGTCCGCATAATGCTGGCGAAACCAAGGATAGAGTTACAACATATAGTCCATCTTTAAGCACGACACGAGCTAATTTGTGCATGCGTGCACCAAGCTGTTAATTAAAAACAACCCCCATTTGTTATATAAATGTCGTACAAGCACAACTACCTCAAGAACCTCTTCCTTTCGGAAAGCTATGCGAATGCGTTGTTCCAGCTCGTGATGGAGCGCAACGCCGCGGAAGAGCCCACGTTTTCTGATAAAATCCTCCGTCGTCTCTGGAAGAAAAAGGAACCGGAAGTTGACCACGACATCAATGACATCGTCGCGACTATTGAATACGGCGAATGGGACCTCGGCATAAACACAGACCGACGAGTGTGTGTGTACACATCGGAATCAAAGGATTTTGAAAAAAAGTATGGAGACTTCCACAGTGAACAAGGTATTACGTTCTGTTCGGAAGATGACCCCGAGGAAATCGTCATCACACAAAACTTTGGACCTGAGGAGATGACCCTGTGCGTTGATGTGTGTCCCCATCTCGGTGAAGAGTATCCGCACGTCCTCAGAGACCTTGAGCGTAAAATCCCCGATGACGACGAAGACTACAGGTACGTCCTTCTCGTCGATGAGTGCACGGTTGAATCGTGTGAATGGGAAGACCTCGTAGAAATCTTCGAGCAGCACGACATCACCCTCTGCTCGTTTAAGGAATTGATGCAATAATTAGATTGAGAATATGCACATACGCTGGAATCACACATGTTTCCTCTGTTCACATCCCATAGATTTTCACGTGTCCCCTGAAACCGGCTACGAATGGCTGGCGTACTATCACTACAGATTCATATACAACCCCGTTCCATTGTTTATGAATCGTATGTACCTCAAATACATTGGCAAAAAGATGCGTCGCGTGTGTACCCACTGTTTCATCACCTACCGACCCATACCATTTAAAGTCCTTCGTGACCGGGAGATTGGAAAGGCACGGGTGCGTCACCTCCCCCCTTTAAGTATGACGCGTAATGAAATTAAGGAATGGCTCGAGGAAATGCCCAAATTTTTTTATCCATAATACACAATTTCAATGTACAAAATCTTAATAAACTTTGAAAAAAAAATGAAAAATTCCCCCCCAGTGAGCAGAGACACACGTAAAATCAAGACATCGTCATGGAGGAGACTATTCAAAAACTCACGCACATAGAACACATACTTAAGAGACCAGACAGCTATGTGGGACCAGTGGAACAGAATAGGGAACAATACTGGGTTCTTGAAGGTGATGCGTTCGTGAAAAAGTGTGTACAGTACAGTCCCGCGTTGTTGAAGATTTTTGATGAAATCTTGGTGAACGCCATAGATAGAAACTCACTGTTCCCAAAGTTGGTGACAAACATCTTGGTCGATATAGATAGGACCACTGGTGCCATCACGGTGTCAAACAACGGTCCTCTCGGTGGCATCGCGGTGTGTGAACACCCGACGGAAGGGTGCTGGAATCCTGAACTTACTTTTGGACATCTGTTGACGAGTACAAACTATGATGACACACAGAAACGCATCGTCGGGGGACGCAATGGCTATGGGGCAAAGTTGGCAAACATCTATTCTTCCAAGTTTGAAATCGTCGTCAAAGATGGTGAAAACAAACGCGTGTACACACAAAGTTGGTGCAAGAACATGACACAGTGTAACCCACCAAAGTTGAAAAAGTTTCAAGGTGCCACCTCGGTGGTGAGCATCACCTTCATTCCAGATTGGAAACTCTTTGGTATGAAAGGAATGACTGATGACATTTATGAAATTTTTCAAAAACGGGTGTGGGATTCAAACATTTGTACAAGCCTCAACTGCAAGGTTAAATTTCAAGGTGAACCTTTACCAAAGATGTCTTTTGACAAGTATGCAAAAATGTACACACAGACGACAACCATCGCCAGCGTCACCACTGACCGATGGTCTGTGTGCATCGCCCCATCACAAGATGGTTTTGAACAAGTCTCTTTTGTCAATGGCATCTGTACCACAAAAGGTGGAAGCCACGTGGACCACGCGGCACAGCAGGTGGCGGCGTCAATCATCGATGAAGTCTCAAAAAAAATTCAACTCAAACCTCAACAAGTCAAAAATACCTTCTTCATCTTTGTCAAAGCCACCCTTGAAAATCCAAGTTTCTCATCACAGGTGAAATCAGAGTGCACCTCCAAAGTTGCAGACTTTGGTAGTCGCTTTGAACCACCAAAGACTTTCGTGAAAGCAGCTTTACGGTCTGGTATTCAAGAAGAGTTGACGACACTTTCAAAATACAAGGAAATGCAGCAGCTGAAAAAAACTGATGCCGGTACAAAGAAATCAAAAATTTCAGGCATCCCCAAACTCGATGACGCAAACAAAGCTGGCACTGCACAATCTCACAAATGTACGCTGATTGTAACTGAAGGTGATTCAGCAAAGACGTTGGCGGTTGCAGGACTTTCTGTTGTTGGTCGGGATTACTACGGGGTGTTCCCTCTTCGTGGGAAATGTAAAAATGTCCGAGATGCATCTGTGAAAACATTGACTGAAAACAAAGAGTTTAGTGACCTCAAGAAAATTCTTGGATTGCAGCAAGGTAAAAACTACGAGGACACCAAAGACCTTCGCTACGGACGCCTTCTCATCATGACTGATGCCGACCACGATGGCTCACACATCAAAGGACTTCTTCTGAACATGTTTCACTTTTTCTGGCCATCACTGTTGCATATCAATTTCGTGGAGAGCATGGTGACACCAATCATCAAAGCAACAAAGGGGAAACAAACTTTAAGTTTTTACACCGACCATGCTTTCAAGGTGTGGTACAACAATAACATTTATGGAAACTGGAAAATAAAATATTACAAAGGTTTGGGGACATCAACATCTCAAGAAGCTCGTGAATATTTTAAAAATATTGAAAAGCTTGTGGTGAAATTTGATGTAGACACCATGACTGATGAATCTATGACTTTGGCGTTTGATAAGAAAAAGGCGGATGACAGAAAAACATGGCTCTTGGACACATCTCTGAAAGACACCACACAACTTGAAATCCCCTATGGAAACATCGCGCGTCTCGGCATCAGTGACTTTGTTCATAAGGACCTCGTGAACTTTTCCATGGCTGACCTCAAACGTTCTATCGCCCACGTCGCCGACGGTCTCAAACCATCTCAAAGAAAAGTTCTCTTTGCCTGTTTCCACAAAAATCTCAAAGAGGAGATGAAAGTGGCCCAGCTGGCGGCGTATGTGGCTGATAAGAGCGCCTACCACCATGGGGAAGTATCTCTGGCCGACACCATCGTCAAGTTGGCAAACGACTATGTGGGTTCAAATAACATGAACATGCTCGTTCCATGTGGTCAATTTGGTACAAGGTTGATGGGTGGTAAAGATGCGTCTCAGACTCGTTACATTTTCACCAAACTGGCACCAGAGGCTCGGAAGATGTTTCACGCCCTCGATGAACCCGTGCTCAAATACATGGAAGACGATGGTCGTACGATTGAACCAGAGTACTACGTCCCTGTGATTCCCATGGTTCTCGTGAATGGCACGGAAGGTATTGGTACAGGATTTAGTTCCTATGTTCCACCATTCAACCCCACTGACATTGTGAAAAACCTTGAACGCGCGATTCGAGGAATGTCTCTCGTAGAGATGACTCCCTTTTTTCGCGGATTTAAAGGAACCATCACAAAAGATGGGACATCATGGGTGGCCGATGGTGTGTGGAAACACGGGTACAAATCTTTGACAGTCACCGAACTCCCCCCGGGGCGATGGACACAGGATTTTAAAGAACATCTCGATGACTTGGTTGATAAAAAAATAATTCAAAACTATACAAATAATTCAACAATTGAAGATGTTCACTTTGAAATCAATGGATACAATGGCGATGATGTCATCAAAGATTTCAAACTGAGAAAAACAATTCACACAACAAACATGCACCTGTTCCACCCAGACAGAGGTATAGTGAAATACACATCACCTGAAGAAATACTTTCAGATTTTGTACACATCAGACTGGAACATTACAAAAAAAGAAAGGAACATCTCATCATCGAGTGTGAAAAGAAAGCACGTCTCTCCACCCACAAAGCTCTGTTTGTGAAGATGGTTGTTGATGAAAAACTCCGAGTCTTTAAAAGAAAAAGAGATGAACTTGAAAATGAAATGATACGTCATTTCCCCATGATTGATGGAAAGTTTGATTACCTTCTCAACATCAGAACGTATCAGTACACCGAAGACGCGGTGGAAGAACTGATGCGAGATGCCGCACAAGCAGAACAAGACCTTCGCGATTTGAAAAAACTATCACACACAGACTTGTGGCAAATGGATATTAAAAATTTATGAGCGTACAATAAGTATGGGTGAAGCCGCACACGTGGCGCTCAGTGCCATCGGCAAACAGGATACGTACCTCCTGTCCAAAGACCCAGAACAGAGTTTTTTTAATTACAAGACAGAACAACACTCTCAATTTAAAAAGTATCACAAAAATAGAAATATCACCCCACCATCGAACAGACCCGACACCTGGCCATTTGGTGAAACCATCAAAGTCCAGTACAACCCGCGAAATATGGGTGACCTGTTGTCTAACATGTACCTGAGCCTCACGCTCCCAGCACTCGAGGTTGGTGGGAACTACGCCGACCAGGTGGGACGGCACATCTTGTCCCATGTGAAAATGTTTGTCGATGAGTTGGAGGTGGAGACATTTTGGTCAGATTGGGGAATCATCTATGATGAACTGTACACGGAAATGTCTGAAAAGGTGGCGAACCGTTTTCTTCTCAACAGGTCTCTCGCTTTTGATAGTTCAGAAGCGTCTAACAACTATGCCGAGTACCAATCGGATGTCGTGATTCCCCTTAATTTTTTCTTTTCACGAAAGTTTGCGTCTGATGAATACGAAACAAATCAACCAAACCGACCCTATTTCCCAGTGTGTGCGTGTCATCGTCAAAAGATTGAATTTGAATTCACCTTTCAACCACAAACATTTTTCGCAAACACCGCGACGACACTCTCATTGTCAGAGTTTGACATCGTCACTGAAGAGATTACATTGAGTCCAGAGGAACGGTTGTATTCTATGAATCATCAGGGATTGTGGATGACTGATGTGGTGATGAAACATCCAACGATTGTGACCGACCCTTCTCAAACTTTTATTAAAAATCAACTGGTTCCTAAAATTCCTGTAAAAACCATCCACTGGTTTTTCAGAAATACAAAATTTGAAGACCCCGCCGTCGTCAAGAGCCCTGGAGAAAACCAAGATGAAGGTGAATTCTACATTCACAACAGATTTAACTTTAGCTCTAACGTCAACTTTGATGAACTCAACACCTTCTTCTACCCTGTGATGGACAAGTCAAAGTTTTACATCGAAGGCACCCAGCTGCCAAACATGACATCCACAGACCACACGTTTTATAAATATTACGTCCCTTATGAAAAACGTTTGTCTCGTCCAATCAGAAATATTTATTCGTACAGCTTCTCGATGTATCCAGTAAATGTGCAACCATCGGGAAGTTTAGATTTTAGTCAAATACAATCAAACATGACAACCATCGAGTGTGACCTCTTACCAACAAATGAAACCTACTCGTTACATATGTATTACACCGGCTATCAAACATTCAAATTTGAAGGCGGGTTCATGTCACTTGCTTATTAGCCATGAGTTCAGATTTATGGGTCGTCACGAAATGTATCACATCATTCTTAATACACCACTTGATGAAATTCAGCTGTGCGACAGTCGTATGAATTTCCTCAGATGTTCCAGGAATTGTATAGGTAATCTTTGCTGCTCGACAGAAGGGGTCGAACAACTTTTTACTATATCCCAACAACGAACTTTTATACGCGCAGTGTACACTAAACACTTTCCCGTCAGCAGTCTTATAGGTTGTATGATTTTTCTTTGCATAGTTTGTGATGAACCATTCTAGATTTCTCAAAGAAATTCCGGATTTTTTATTTAAAATATTCATCAATGTTGCTTTATTCTTTTCTTCACTGTAAAAGTCATTTATAGATGTTAGCAGAATATCGGACTTACTCATTACATAATATACTATTCAAATCTATAAGCTTCTTTTTATTCTGTTCCTGACACGCTGGACACCTCTCATCGTATAACACATCCATCCCGTGTGTGTGCGACGTCCCCGAACTATTGACTACGATTGGTTGCAACTTTTGTTTTTGATACAGGTGTAAGGTACAGTACCCCTCATGGGTCCCTTTTCTCGTGCACCGAACACCATCCTTCTTCACCCCTTTACAACGCGTTCTGTCCGTCAGGTCGGGAACATCGCGAAGCAGCAAATCCTTTGAGACACCGTGATGCTTCGCGATGTAGTTGATGTACCCGTCCAACTTTTCATTATATTCTATGGTTAATGCGTCTACCCGAGAGGCCACCCGCCGCTCCACCTCCTCCTCTATCATGCGCGCAATTTTTTGTGATAGTTCATCCATTGTTCTTACTTTTAGAGAGCTCAAATTTTTTAAATAACTCCGTGATGGTGGTTTTCTGTTTTGGTGGAGCTCTTTTTTTCTTTGGAGGTTTATGTTTTTCTATAATTTCTCCAAATATAGTTTGTTTTGGTTCAGGAACCAAGGGTTCGAGGAGGTCACACACAGGGTTTAAGAACTTGTTGACGAAATAATAGTGATAATCCACTGGAATAGCGCGTTCTTCCACATATTGTGGGTCCTCCGCCTTCTCAAAAGCCTTTGCCTTTGGGTCCTCTGTCTTTGTCAACAAGTAGGGCACGCGGTCTCCACTTTGTGGCTCCGACCCCGGTTTTCGCTGACGCATCTTATTGTGTACCTGCACGTGTCCCATACTGATGTCCCAACTGCGGTCAATGTCTTTGATTGATACGGGTTGCCCTTTCACCTTGTACGTATCCGACAAGGATTGACTCAAGATGAGTTTAGTGTGGGGCACATCACCAGTGAGCAACTCAAGCGCGCGCTCTCTGGCGAGCACCTGTGGTGGTTCAGGGTCTGAAGATTCAAGTATCACGTCGAGCAACTCTTTACACACCTCCCGCACGTGGGGGGTGTTGTCTCGTCGCACGAGCTGCAAGCCTTTCACGTCTATGTACTTGAACTCCACTTTTCCAGATTTACCCTTTTCCCACAGCTTTGCTGCATAGCGTTTCTTACTATATAATATATAGGGCATGTACACCTTTTCAAGTTCAAGGTCATTTGGTTTTTTAAAAAGACGCGTACACTGCTCCGCCGCCTGCTCACCAAGTTGCCAGCTGTAATCGATGGCATCTTGACCAGTGCGCCCTTGAACATCAAACTCAACCATGACGGAGTCTGTATCGCCGTACCTCACCTTTGCCCCTGGAAAGTGTTCTTCCACATAGTTTTTTGTTTCTTCAATCATGGACCTTCCCTTGAAAGTGACTGATGAGGCGATGGCGACACATGGCAACATCCCCCTCGCGGCTCCTGTGAAACCATAACAACTGTTCATAGAAATCTTATACGCCAGCTGCTTCCCATTGTACACCTCCTTCATCCCTTGCGTTGTCGCCGCCGCCATATCTTTTTTGGCTTGTTTACGAAATTGCTTGAGTTCTGCCAAAATTGTCGGTAGCAAACTCGGCACATTTTGCGCGAATTTGTACGTCTTGCCAGAGCCGAGAGTAAACGTCTCGTATTCAACACCAGGCATGTTTCCATACTTGCTGTCCATGACCAGTGTACTGTAGCAGAGATTGTGTGCCATCATGATGGATGGGTACAGTGAGGCAAAGTCGAGAGCTGTAATCGGTGTGTAGTACGCCCCAGATTGGGCCTCCAAAACAGTGGCACCTTCATACCCTTCCTCTGGTAAAGTCCCTTGATAAATCACGGGGACAAGAAACCCAAGTTCCGCAGCCTTTTTACACAACTGCGAAAATACTTTAATTTGCTGACCTCTCTCTACGAGAAAACATAGCGGTACTGAAGTAGCTTTCGCCATTTCCACCAGGTTTACCAGGATACACAGCTTTGAAAGGAGTTTGTGCGGCAGCAATGTATCTTTGATACAGTAATCTGCAACTTCTCCCAGGCGCGCTGGGTCCCCTTCCTGAAAACGCGCGAAAATCTCCCTTGGTGGCATATCCAACTTCTGGTCACCCAGGTAAAGCTGAGCCACACTGTTCAATTTGTAGCTATCGAGCTTGTACCCTTTCTTCACTTCGTGAAACAGATCAAAGATGAACCGACCACTCATTGGTAAAAGTTTCAGCTCGTTGTCACCAAGAGCACTTGAAGATAATTTTTTATAGAGCAACTCACACGGTGTATTTTTAAATTTACCCAAATTGTAAAATTCTGGACCACACCCACAGAGGACGGCTCGTTTCATGATGTATTCAAGGTCAAAGCCGAAGATGTTCCAACCTGTGATGACGTCCACGTCGGCTTTGCGCAAGTACCTCTGAAACGCCTCCAACAACTCCTTCTCTGTGTCAAAGCTCCGTACCTTGTCACCCTCGGTTTTTTTGTAACAGAGACACACCTCCTCGTAGGGTTCATCAGAGCCAAAACGACAGAGGGTCAACGCAATCTGGAAACAACAATCACCAGGAACATCCGCATCTGGGAATTTACCAGTGGAACTGTTACACTCAATATCAACAGAAGCCACCACAAATGGTGCGATGTCATCACGTTTCACAGGGGTGAGTGTGGTCCAGTCATTACAGAACAGGTCGATGTCCACGTGGGCCAGGTAGGAGCGAACGCACTTTGCCCCAGTGTCCAACCACCCCGTACTTTGAATACCCGTGCGATGCATCAGCCGAAGCATCGGGTCCAAGTTGGCTTCATAGGTGTGCAGTTTTGTCTTCCCTCTCGCGAGTTGTAGCTGATACTTGAGCGTGTTTGCGACGTACCTTCGTTTCGAGAGATTTGCACAATCCAACCGCATGAATGGAAACTCTTCGTTATTCTGAAACCCCCACACATCCTTGGCCTTCTTTAACCCATACCCAACTAAACACTCAGGACATTTTTTATTAATGGCGTGATATATCTCTTTCACCGTCGTCGTCCGTGCGTCAGGGAGTTTAATGTAAAAGTACGGGGTGAACTCGGTCGTCACACAGACCGAGCGCCCATCCTCCGTCTTACCAAAGATGCTGATGAGGTGTCCGTCTTCATCAGAATCCCTGGCTTCCCACGTCAGCGCTTGAAAGACCACCATCCTCTCTTGTGTAATAATTGACCCAAAATTTTAATATAATTTATATAGTAATATAAACAATGTCTGCGGCTTTGATTGAATTGGTCAGCCGAGGGGTCCAGGACACGTATACCACGTCCCAACCTGAGGTGAGTTTTTTTAGACAAAACTACAAACGTTATACGAACTTTGCGATTAAGCCCGAACGTCTTGACTATATCGGCACTTTCGGCTCTAACAACGAGGTGACTATCCCTATTCGCAGCAAGGGTGACTTGTTGTCCTATATCTGGATCGAAGCGGCGAACATCGGCGATACGACTGGGGGGACCACGGGTTTTTTTAGCAAAGGCGATGAACCGACGGAATTCTCCCTTTGGATTGGGGGTCAAGAGGTGTGCCGCCTCGATTCTTTGTACATCCAGGGTGTGCACAACTTGCTCTACCGACCCGACGGTGCGAAGAGCAGTATGGCGGTGACCACGACTGATGTCAAGCCGAACGCCGTGGGATACTCCGGGTCCAAGGCGGGACACTACATCATCCCGTTCTTCTTCTCCGAAGACTGGACCAAGTGCCTCCCGTTGGTTGCGTTGGCGAACCACCAGGTGGAAATCCGCGTCAAGTGCCGCGCGAACTTCACCCCGAGTGAAACACCGAAGGTGTACGCCAACTTCATCTTCTGTGACACGGAGGAACGTGAATTTTTCGTGAAGAATGAGCAAAAGCTCCTCATCAACCAGGTGCAATACCAACCGATGAGCGCCACGGACACGGAAGTTGACCTCACCTATTTCAACCACCCGACGCGAGCCGTGCACATCGTGTGCTCCAAAAACGACGGCACAAACTGGGCGGACAACTACAGCTTTGGTGAGAGCACGTTGTACATCAACGGCACCCCGCTCTTCGATGGCACCTCCAACGTCTACCACCACACGGTTGTCCCTGAGATGCACACGACATCTTTGCCGGATGACGTATTGGACAGCGCCGCGTTGTACACGTGGCCGTTTTCGCTCACCCTTAACAAGACACAAATGACTGGTTCCCTGAACTTTAGCCGCATCGACACGGCGCGTCTCAAGCTGAAGTCGCCGTCAGGCGGTGCGAACTCCATATTGCGCGCGTACGGTGTTAATATGAACGTTTTGCGCATCATGGACGGCATGGGCGGAGTTGCATTTGGAAACTAATATCTTCATTATATAGTAAAAATGGTCATCATTCCATTTATTCTATTTGTGGTCATGATTTACAAAGATGTCATGAATAGAAATAAATACTTTTCAGAAATAAAACAATATATTCCAAAGTTTACAAATGTTTTAGACTTTGGTGCAGGTCGTTGTGAACTCAGCAGATTTCTGAAAAATAGAAATTACGTGACAAGTGTAGACATTTATCAAGGATGTAAAGATGCCCATGTCTACGATGGATATACCCTACCGTATGACGATGACAGTTTTGATGTCGTCGTGTGTATGTTTGTGTTGCATCACATTCCACATCACAAAAAAATTATTGAAGAACTGAAACGTGTGTGTGCGAAAAGAATTATTATTATTGAAGACATGCCACAAACATTGTATCAGTATCTTATTTCAAAGGTGCACTATCTTTTTTTCCGACAACCTATGAACACTATTGAAAATATGCACGACCCACAAACATGGTGTAATCTTCTAGAAGAGAGGGGGGAGTGTACAATTAAACAAATGAAATCCCACTCATTTATAAATCCAACACCACATTTTATTATTGTTAAGGATTTTTATATGAAGAAATGAACACTGACCTCGCATTGTTCCAAGTTGCGGTAGGTATAATACGAACAGATAGACCTGTTAAAATTTCTCGTGTGTAATATAAGTATGTTGTCAGACACTCAAATCAGGGCCAAAGTCAGACAGTTGCGCGCGCGATACGGGAAGACCTACGCACCTGTGCGTTATTTCAGAGGGTTGACGACCCTTCGTGATATTGAACGACGCTATGTCAAGATGTTAAAGAAAACCTATACCCCTTTCCCCACTGATAAGGGGAAAAAGGTGCGCACCTCTTCATACACCAAGAAATTTAGAAAGATGTATGGAGACGATGTAAAAACACTACCTCAAATCGCAAAAGCCACTGGTATACCATTGGGTACTTTACGAACAGTCTATAACAGAGGTCTCGCGGCATGGCGCACAGGACATCGCCCAGGGGCATCCCCTCAACAGTGGGCATACGCGCGCGTACACAGCTATGCTACAAAGGGGAAGACGTGGTACACCGCAGATAGAAATCTCCACTCAAAGTAAATGTGGACCTGGCTCTGTAGTAAAATTAAATTACTCTGAGTTATTTATTTGGAGAATAAAATATTCGCTCTCTTTCTATTGTAATTATTATTTGTGTTGTTTCTATTTTTAGGCATTTGTTTGTTGCCTTGACGAATCATGTTTTGAAGTTGTTTCAGTAGAATGTTTTGACGCACCGTTCTGATTTGTTGGGGGGTTTGTAAAATTTCATTCCTGAGTTCTGCATTTGTCTTGTACCGTCTGGACCTTTTTGTGGTTTTCGTTGGTGTCGTGACCGTCAAACCAAGTTCTCTCGCCTTTTTACGTAGTTCAGGTGTGTTCAACATAGTATAGTATGACATGATAAAATAATCTGCGTAAAATTTAAGTGTACATGGCAACTTCATTATGGGACATACTACCTCTCGAACTTCAGGAGATAATACTAGACAAATCTATAGAATTATGTCGTGAAGACTACATCAATGCTGGTATAGCAAAGCACAACCGTGCAAAGAAAAAACAGGGTCGGGGTCTGCTCACCGCGGACATGATACGGTATGTGCAAACAGGTACGGACCCAATGGAATTGTTAAACTGGGCATATGAACTGGAAATACGAGAACTTGAACTACACGTAGACCCACCCGTGTCCCTTCTAAATAGGGTTTATGACTATGATTACACGGAATACTATGATGAATTTCTTCGTAGAGCTGTGGCGTACCTTGAAGACCCACAACATCGTGATGAATGGATTGTCCCCTCCGATGACTGCTGGTTGACCATGTTTACAAAGTTGAATGATTTTCATCGTAAACATGGACATGTGAACACACTCGATGATGACCCAAAATTACACCTGTGGTTGGAACACCAGAAGGACTCTGACACCCACCTGTCGAGAGAACGACGCCACTCTTTACAAACCCTAGGTGTAAGGTTATCGCCCGTCAGACGGTGAAATCCAAACACCACCTTGCCACATTGACAACCATTTGTTTTGAAGTACAGGGTCTTGTAAGTCTGGATAATCTATGTTTACTAAAATTGTGTGGTCATTCTTTGTGTTATTCTCAATGTAGTGATACATCCCAGGTTCGAGAAAGAAACATTGACCCTCCTTTAAATTGAATTTTTTATAAGGTATGCCACGCGTTTCAAGTACACTCACGAGACCAGACATTTTTTCGTGCTGTACATCTTTTAAAAACTGCACCTCATCTCCACCTGGTTTAAATAACAGGAATTCTTTCTCACCCCTGAGCATCATGACATATCTCGGTGTGCAGTCAAAGTGTGTTAAAACTCTATGTGGTGTAGATGTCATCCTAAATATAACATCTTCACCCTCCCGCTGTGGAATGTTATATTTATCTCTTATCTTCTGAACTTGTGCTCCATACTTTTTATGAAGATATGGGTCAAAAACACTCCTACATTGTAAGAAAATATCATCGTTTTTATTTTTTCGGATGTCCCTAAGTGTACCAGTGTATTCCCTTACTGGTATGATTCGTGGCGCAGTTTCGTCTGTGCTCGCACATAAATTAGAAAAGTGAAACTCCTGAATTTTCATAGGAGGCTCCTTTGTTGGCCATAAAATAAAAACAATGACGATGAGGAAAAAAATCCACAACATACTACTATAATTTTACAATTTTTTAAGTGCAACATTTGCAACAAGTCGTACTACCGCAATATCTCGTCTTCTCATCTTTAATGTCACCGTGGAATGTTTCACACGCCTTTCCAGTCGAATTTCCATTTTTGGATATATGGTATTTATATTTTTGGCGGTACTCTGCTGCGCTCAGACATGAACACCCATTACAAACTTTATTCTTATAGTACTCACCGCCATGTTCTACCCAGCTGCCAACACAATCCACAGGCGCTTCAGTGTATCCACATGCACGCCACTCTGTGAGTTTAGAGCAGTTCAATGGGTCCGTTGCGATTTTATAGTATTGCATGACACCATCTTTCTCACCGACTGGGTAGTGTCCACCTGTGTACTTGGTGTAAGAACTCGCATTCGCTGGAGGGTTATTATGGTCAAAATCATCCTTCACACATCCAAGGGTGTCATTTCTAAGGAAATCTGTCACGTACTCATTACATTCAGCTGGTGGTGGAGCATCCGGTGGGCACGGCACAGTACACCCCCGAGTGTGCGCCAAGACACATTCACCACCATCGGTGGCCGCCACATAATCGGCTGCGGATGTATCGAGGTTCCAGCTAATAAGACCATCACCACATTTACCTGGGGTTCCATTAAGAACAACTCCATTGCGCGTGCACTCCGAAGGTGCCGTGTACGTGTTCCCCTGACATGGTGTGGGGTTCAACGATTGCTTAATACCAACAGCACCTAATGATTCAGCCTGATTGAAATCAACAGGTGTTCCGTGGGCGTTGCACACTTCGCTGGAGTTCTGTGTGTCAAGTTCATACGTCGCGGGGCGTGTAATTTTTTCATCACTATCGTCGAGAGGTGTGATGTAAAAACGAATATTTTGACTTGCTAAAAATCCACTGGGTGCATTTGTGAAAGCGAAAGAATTTGCATCCTTTCCAACAACAGCAGGGAATCTGTATCTCACGTTGTGTTGTGAACTACTCGAAGATACGACGATGTCGTATTTAGTTGTTTTTTCAATACATTTATCTGCCTCTTCATTATCTAACCATTTCCATCTAATACCAGCAGTGCCACTCTGTGCTGAATAACATGTTGTAGTGGCTTCATTGAAGAATTGGGCTTCGCATGTGTTGTAGTTGGCTGATGGCGTAAAGCTGGGGCCACCACCACCCCCTCCTGAGCCACCACCACCACCACCGCCTCCGCCTCCTCCACCTGAGCCACTGTCCTTCTCTGGCCACTCTGAACATTTGTCTGTATCAAAATCTTCTGGGTTAAAAGACCCTCCTGTGCACGTGTAGCCTGCAACAAGAGATGAGACCATGCAGGCCACTCCACCAATCACGACAACTATCGCCATTGCACCGCCGCTGTCACTCATTATGACTACTATACTAGATGTAAATATTTTAAATCCTACACTGAATGGCAAAGAAGATAATCCACGCCACGAGGACATCGATGCTGTAGTGTTCACGCGTCGCGATAGTCACCAACGATGAAATAATAGGATACAACGGGTACAACACTTTACCAACAAAATAGGAGGTGACGATATTAAATGTGATGTGTCCAGAGAACATGTAGTCATTGCAAAAGCTGAATGGTGGGTTAGGTTTACACGCGCCTGGTTTTGCCGCTGGCAACTGAGTGACGATGATTGTCATGGCTCGGGCGGCATACATAAATGTGAGTGTGAGCAAGTAACGGTTCTTCACCCCGTCACTCCACCCCCCTGGACGGAACCAGTTGTACACAAGTAACAGTGTGGGAATAACCGCCATGAGGTCGTGAAGAATTTCATATTTGCTAAGATTTGGTAAGAGTTCAAACCCAATGTCTCTCGTTTTGCCGTCATAGCCCTGACCACGCCTTGTGGTGATGTAATAGCCAGCGAGCCAGTTTGATGCGAGGGCGAGAATGGCTACAATGTACTGCCACATCGTATATACATTACACTCCTAAAATTTTCTTCTTTTCTTCGAATTCCCTTCGTTCCCCTGGTGATTCAATTTCCTTACCCGTGCGCAAGGCTTCAATCTCTGGACCTGTGAGAAACATTCCATTGACACGGAAATCGCGGAACGCTTCCATCGTTATGGGAACGAGAGGCTCCACGAGGTCATAGATGGCGTTGGCGTAGTCTCTGATTTCTTTCTGCGCCCCCTGTTCCATGCGTAGCTGGAGATAGTGCATCAAGTTGTGCAAGTTAATCTTCCAGTAAAATTCGGTATAGGTGCTTTGTGGCAACACACCTCGCGCCTGTTCGCGACAGCACCCCGCTTCAAGAAGTTCATCATACACCCCGAAAGCATCGTTCAACTGACGAGAGACACGCTGACGCAGGGTGTCGTCCAGGTCAACGACACCTTCGGAGCCTTGATGATTTATTCGAGATTGCCCCCGTAAAACGTTGGGTTCGTAGAATTCTTTCGGAACGACGGAGTAGCGGGCGGAGAGTTCATTAATACTGGCGGTTCGGTGACGCATATGTTGTCGGGCGATGTATATGGGCATTTTGATGTGGAATTTGAATTCCACCATCTCGAATGGCGTTGTATGCCAGTGTCTAAGCAAATATCGTATAAGTCCCCTGTCTCCTCGTGTTGTTTTAGTCCCATCTCCATACGAGACTCGGGCGGATTGGACAATGGACGCATCCAGGTCCCTCTGAGGCATGTGGTCCACGAGACGAACAAATCCTTCACCCAGGACATTTTTTTGCGCCATTTATATATAAAAAAACTAAAAACTTTAATTAATGCACATCATACTCAAACCAAGTCCATCTGTAGCACATAAATACAGAGTCATCCTCCCAAACCACAGATTTGTTGATTTCGGGAATAAAACTGAACGAGACTACACGGACCACAGGAACCCACGTTTGATGCGAGCGCGTCTCTTGAGACATGGTGCTGTTATACCAAGAGAAGTGCGTACGGAACGTGACCCTGCTGAAATTCACAGGGAAATGTTACGTGTGTGTGAAAGTCGTATGGAAGATTGGGATGACATATATAGTGATGAATACTGGAATCGTTGGCTTTTATTTACATACCCTACAGTGCACCAAGCAAAGTTGTTTATGACGATGCGTCAAGGTGTTCTGTTCATGCCGACGGCTGAGGGTTTCTGGTACCTGTAGAGCCAAACCCATCGGCACCTCTCTCAGTTTCTTTGATGACACCGACTTCTTGTACCTCTGGGGTTTCACACCTCTCTAACACCAGTTGGGCCACGCGGTCGCCCTTTTTCACTTCAAACACCCCCTCTCCGTGATTGAAGAGAAGAACTTTAACCTCCCCCGTATAATCTGGGTCTATAACTCCTGCACCGACGGTAATACCGTATTTGACGGCGAGACCCGAGCGAGGGGCGACGCGACCATAGGTGCCTACCGGGAGGGCAATTGCAACCCCTGTCCCGACAAGCGCGCGGTCGCCACGATGGATACTAACATCCTCATCAGAATATAAATCGTATCCAACAGCACCACCAGAGCCACGAGTAGGTAAATGTACACCGGCATGGAGACACTTCACGAGAAGTGGCATCAAGTTCTTCTGACTATTAAACGTGGGTAATCTTTAATAATCACGTCGTGACGTTGTTCATTAAAGCTAATACGTCATACTAATGTAAGCGAACGATGACGACCCACACCCAAAGCATCGAACTCATGCAAATACTTTCCGCCGAAATACCAAACCTGGCGGCAAACGTCGCACTCGAAGCGGGTGGAGAGAAAAACGACAAGACATGCAAAAGAATCCTGAATAGACTTTTGAAAAAGCTGCTCGCTCAGAAAGGTCATGAAGAACCCAAAAAACGGAAACGCACCGCCACAGAGGCCGAGCCCGTGTGTAAAAAAAGATGCGTTTCAGACATGACCCACAAACAGTCGTGTGCGGCCGTCGGGTTGCACCCCAGACAACGTGGAATCAATTTTCTACCATGTAAAACAAAACTTTTCTTTCAGTGCCAGACCAAAGAGAGCACTATATACGACGACGTGTTTAGCAGGAACTTTTATTATGATTTCCAGGCATCACCCAGTGGAAAAATGGTGGAAAAAATAAGCGACTTGAAAGTGGGTACGGTGAATCATCGTATATACGAACTGTTCAATGCACAAGGCGGTATACACGTCATCGCAGCATTTGGTGGCCTAAACAAATGGAGGCACGAGTCGTTCTACGTTTCAGGTTTCACCATGCTCGATGGATGTCTAAAAATTGTGTGTTCGGGTATGAGAGTACCACGCCCTCTCGCGATTGCACTAGAAAACGAAACAACTATGTAATTTTTATATAACTATATAATAATAGATGGTTCCCGTTGTCAACTATGAGCGAATGGAACGTCTGACCCCAGAATATGATGGGGGCATCAAGATGAACCTCAACACACTGTCAATTTTTATTATAATAGTGGGAGTGTTATTATTATACAAACGCTACGTGGACATTAATCGTAGTCGTCAACGATGGCATACTTAATACACTCCTCTGGTGACAGGTAAATGTCCCGCTTCAGGAGTTTCTTCAACTTTTTCTCTGGAATTTTCGTCATGGACGTGTACGTGTTGCGAATCATATCCATAAATTTGGAACACGTCCGCATCTCATCCTTCATCTCTTCAAACTTTCCCCAAAACCCACCTGTAGAGAGCTGGTGAATGAGCACATGGGCGTTACGACCTACCTTTCTTTCTTTGCCACCGAGAAGCATGAATGTGGCTGCGGAACAGCAAGCACCTAAGGCGACGGTTACGGTGTGGACCCTACTCTTTTGGATGACATTCATCGCAGAAAAGCCCGAAAACAGGTCACCGCCATCGCTCATGATGTTTACGCGAATGGTCGGGACATAGCCTATGAGGTCACTGGACATTTTCAACAACCACGATTCCAACTTACGAAACTTTTCGGTAAACTCTAAAATGTTCTCGGGGGTGATGTCTCCATAGTAGAAGATTTCATTGCCAATGACTTTGGCGACTTCAATCACTTCTTCGTCCTCATCAGTCTCCTTGTTCAAGTAGGGCATTCTTGAGACGTTTCTTAATACTATTGACGTCCCTTGGTTTTAATTTATTTATGACACACAAATGGTTCATGGTGTCAAAATCTTGGGGTGTGATGTCATAGCGTAACATTGGCTCAATGTACCCAAGACCTGCGTACCGCTGTAACAAACATAAGGCATCCGTAGATATACCACTGTTTCGAAGTTGGATGCTGTACAACTTTTTCGCGCGCATTTTATAGTTTCCATGTTTTGTCCAACACGACCCGGGTCTGATTTTATCTTCACACAGATGCGCTTTCATGTAGTACCGAGGTATAGTGATGGCAAAATGTGCAAAATAGTGCATCACGCTCCATTCATTATTTGAACAACTGTACATTGCACTGTCAAAAATATCTGCATCTGAAAATGCCCGACTCGCACCGGCGGTATTTACATCTTTGGAGTCTACGTAATTTTCTTGAAAAATTGACCACATGTGTCCATGTTCATATAACTTTTCAGGTTGAAATGTATATGTTGGGTCACACAAGATTTTATATATAATATCCTTTGGATTTTCAAAAACATCTTTCGTATCTGAACCGTTCAGGTAATGGAGATAATCCCTGATGTTGCCACGACATCGCATCGCCGCCTCTTCATCATACCTATCTAAACACACACGTCTCAGTGTTTCTGGACCATGACGTGGTATGTCAATAACTGTAAAACTGGGGTATAAACAAAAATGTGAGGACAACACAATCAAAGACCCTTCGGTGAGACGGTCCCCTTCAGCCACTTTCTCCACCGCAGATTTTAGAATTAAATTATCGGGTTCATAATCTTCAATAAACAAATGCTTCGATGACCCATGAATAAGTTGTGAAAATAAACTCTTTGAACGTAAAAGGTCTGTCGTGAGCTCTATACTATTCCCGTCATCTAACACACACTCTCGTAGATACGTCTTCCCCGTACCACACGCACCGTAAATGAAGACATTTTTATTCTCTGCGAGACAGTGTTTTAATTTTTCTATGCGTTCGCCATGAATATTTGTGGCGTCAGGGGGTTTCTTTTTTTGTGGAGTAATTTTAATAAACTTATCCATGACTGATGCTGATAAAGATTTAACAGACCAAGCCTTGGAAGTCTTAGATACAAAGGTAATTAGTCCTTTAAAAAAGAAAATGTTCCCATATCTATGTGCCGTTGGGGTTTTTAATATAGTAATTCTTCTATTACTTATTTATCTTGTGGTGGCTCTTCGACGGCAACTTCCATCAGTTCAGCCCTCTTCTTAAGTTCTTCCTCAAGTTTTTGATTTTTCTTTGAGACTTGTGTTTTACCCCTCAACTCTTCGAGCTCTTTCTTTGTTTCATCTTGTTGTCTTTGTGCGATGGTGTCCACAACTTTTTTGAAAAACTTTTTCGGTGGTGGAGCATCCGTTCCTTGAATTTTTTGAAGGTCAGAGATAAGTTCTTCTTTACTTTTATCTGAACTAATCAACCCTTTCATCTTAGATACGACTGAGTTTTCCAAGACGGCACTAAATGTTTGAATTGGATTGATGTGAACAATTTCAGGTTTGGTCATACGGTCATCCGATGGGAACTCCTTCTCAAACATCACCAACACAGGGGATGGGATGGATGGGCTTTGTTCAATCAGTGTGTCGTACTCCCCTTTCATTAATTCAACCATGTCCGAGCCATCGCGAGACCGGTCAACGAGTGGCAAGGCCAGCTCCAAACGAACGACGCGAGAAAACTTTCCAAACTGCATCGCCGCGACCCGGTGGGCTTCCATGAGCTCACTCACCTTGAGGAACTGAGAAATAGTCGCGATGAGACCTGCGATGAGGTTCAAACCACCAATACTCGGTGCCACGTAGGGTTGAAGTCCAGGAGGGAACTGTTCTTGTGCAAAGTTTGCCGTACCCGTTATTGTTGATAGAACAATAACTGGTAATGTATAATGCATATTTGATTTTCTATATTTTAAAAAAGCCTGGTAGTGCATCCAACGATAGCACGCCGCACTCTCACCCCACCCCCTTAAAATACTTTCCTGTTGAGGGTGCCAAATTTTAGGTAATTTTTTATCTTTTTCCATCTTAGAATAAGATGAATATAATTTTCGCACTTCACACCTTGTTATTGTTATTTCTCATCATCATTCCTTTCGTAAATGATGAACGCATGTTACAGATGTACTCCATACTGATTCCATTCATCTTTTACCATTGGAGTGTGAATGATGATACGTGTGCTATGACCCAACTGGAGACGTACATGACTGGTAAAAATAAAGATGAAACATTTTTCCATCGCCTGGTGTCGCCAGTGTACAAAATGGATGACACCGCGGCGAACAATTTGTTGAAAAGTTTATTGTTCTTTCTCTGGATGTTTGTTCAGTACAGGTTGGAACGGTTTAAAATAGTTCAAGATGATTTCCGACGTATTATGGAGTCTATGAGAACTAAATAATTTCCAAACAGTGCAACATTTTTCAACACATCTTCAAGGTCCATTAATATATTCTGAGATTATAGTAAGAAGATGCCCCCTCGTGTGCGCACGCGCGCCAATAGGAATAGGAGTCCAACACCAAACAGGCCAGAGGATGACCCTTTCATAATGAGTCCAGAGACGAAGCGTCAAAAGGAGCTTCAAGAACAGTACACACAGAAACAGAAGAATGCAAATGAACGCGCGAAGAAATACGCAAACGCATTTGAAAAATTTTTAAAAAATAATACAAATATGAACAATACACTTGTAAAAAATTTTAAAAATATTAAAAACAATAAAAATAAAAATCATTTACAAACAAATAGTTCAAATTTCAAAAACAATGTACAACTGATGAACAGACCAACATATTTATTGAGTGATGTCCTCAACAGTAATAATGGGAAAATTCGTCATGTATATTCTAGAAACTATCTCAATAAAGTTTTTAAAAATAAAACCATCCACCGTGGACCACACACGGGTGTGCCTACCTCACCGAACATGATGCGCAACTATGATGGGGTGAACGTTAACGCACGACGACACGCTATTTTTAAAACACAAAAGGCATTGTTAATCTCAGTCTATGGAAGACAAACATATTATGATACAAAACTCCAAACAAAACACGTCACAGGTCAACTCCAAGACCATCACATAAAACTCACACATTTCATGTCAGTCGCGACCAGAGGTGGGACATTCGGTGATTTCGTGAAAAAGTATTTACTTCTCACTGGTGAGAGAGAGATATACTTTAAAAATCTACACAACATCACTGAAAAACAAGTCAACCAGGCGATTAAAATTGTGAAATTACTTGCACGATTGCAAGTAGAAAAGCCTGATATGTACATCCCATTCATTCATCAACTTCGTGTCATTTTCTTTGCGCAAAGATTTAGCAGTGTTCCACGAGTGATTCAAAAATTATTAAACAATCACAAACCATTTTATAATGAATTTAAAAACATGTTGAACTTTTAAATACATATGCGCAAAATCCTCGCCATAGACATTGGCTACTTTAACATGGGCCTCGTTTTCGCGGAGTGTGAAAAGGTGGACATTCGCCCAGTGTTTATGAAAAAGGTAAGTTTGGAGGATTACAAATACATCTTTAGTAACGACATCGTTGACCTAGTGCCGTTGATGGTGAATGAGTACAAGGTGTGGTTTGACGGCGCTGAACACGTCCTCATAGAGAGACAACCTCCCGGGGGATTTCAAAACATTGAAGTCCTTTTACATTACATGTTCAAAGACAAAGTGACCTTGGTGAACCCAGTGTCTTTGCACGTACACTTTGGTATCAGACACCTGACCTATGAGGAGCGCAAGGAGAGAACCACGAGTATCGCGGAAAAGTATCTTCCAGAGGGTGAAGAGATACCTTACGAGAGAAAGCACGATATTGGTGATGCCCTATGTATGATTATCTATTTTAACTTTCGCACGACTGTGCATTTTTTTGACCAGTTTCGTCTGTCTAGTTGAAACGCCACGACGCGTTGTTGTTAGTGTTAAACGCCGCCATGCGTTCAAGAGCTTTGAGAAGTTTTTCAGAGTTGGATGATTTCCCGAGACCAGAGATGTTCACCAAATTTTTGTTGGCTTCGGAGAGACGGTTGTACCTTTGTTTCACACGCTTCGCCAAAATAACCTTCGCGCGAACAACAGCTCTTGCGTAGTTGGTTTGACCCATGAACAACAATTGCTTGTTTGCGTAATTTTTTCTGTTGCGCGACTTACCGAGTTCTTGCGCCATGTACGTTTGTGTGTATTTGAGTTTGTTGAGGGGCTCCTTGACCACTGGTCTCTCCTTTGGCGGCATTTTCAATCGGTTCACCTTGTTCATGGCGTTGAACAACTCTTTCGGCGAAGAGTTGGCCGACACAGAAAATAAGATATTTCTTCCATTTTTGAAGATTTCTTCTGGAAGACGCGCCACGAGTTTCTCAAGACGTTTGTACAAGATGGGTCTGGATTGACGCATGGCTTCAACGTAGTTGGGTTCTTTGCGGTTCGTGTAGATGGCTCGCAATTTTTGGTAATTGTAGAGCGTGTTAGCATTTCCAAACTTTTCCACCATGTTTTGGAACCGCCTCGCCGCCATGTTTTCATTTTCCTCTTCGAACATTTTCCGAAGATTACTTGGTCTCACCATTGTATTATAATATAATTGTAGTCTACATTTTATTTTTAATGGCTTGGCAAAGTTGTACCTTTTTCTTATTGTTGGTCGGGACATTCAACCCTTTCGCAATGTTTTGCATGTCCTTCTTCTTCATACGACACACGCGACGCTTCACGTCGGCTTCCCACTCCCTGATGACACGTTCAACAACAGACCATCGTTTCTCCTGTCTCGCCCGTACAACCTTCCCCAAGTATTTAAAATCAGTGGGGGTATAGGTAGTTTGACGCATCACCTTTTCCAACATACGTTTGTACATTTTTTCGGCGAGCACACCCTTTCCAACCATCGTCCCGTAGGTATTGAGTTGTTTCGCCATAGCCATTGTCTTTTCGTTCTCCACCCGTTTTTTCTTCAAGCGGTGTTCTTCAAGTGCAACACGCGCGGCTTCAGCATTTCTCAGATTTTGTCTATTTCTTTTTTTTTGCTCCCGTTCAAGACGTTTTTTCGTTCGTTCTCGTTCCATGCCAGTCAAAAGATTGTTAAAGAATGTCGCTCGTTTTCTTTTCTCCACCATATAGTATACATGAAGAATAAAAACAAAACTCGTCTCATGTATGCGACGATTGTTGTCTTAGCACTCGCCCTTCTTTACAAATGGTACTACCCAACACAAGTTGCTGTCCCAGTGGAAGTCGAGGTTCCTGTGGAAGTGCCCGTCCCTGTGAGAGTTGACCCCCCGAGACGCGCCCCAGAGTACAGAGGACCACCCATCAAACAGTACAAACCCGGACACATGCAACAGATGGGTCTTCTTCTTGGACCAAACAATGAAACCCTCCCCCTCTATGGTAAGGAGGCGCGTGGGTACAGAGACCGATACAACTATTACACCACGACAACAGGGGAACAGATGTACCCTGTACCAGTGACACACGATGGACGTGAATGCACCGAGGACATTGGATGTCCAGAGTTCTATGGCAATGAAAGCGTCACTGTCACAGGGAAAGATGTAAATTACAACGTCAAGATGTATCGGACTGATGATTTTTTCTAATGCTATCAAATTCTAAAGCGGTGAGACCAATACCCTTTGCATAACGCGTCTTTATACCCAACAATTCTTTAACATCCTCATCGTACAGGTTGCTAAAGAATTCCCTTTTCGCCACCATATCACTGAGCTGCGCCCCATCCTCTTTCATCGCCTGAACGTAAGGCCAGGTGTGTTTCCGAAGATAATGGACCTCCTCCCTCAACTGGACGAGTTCAGGGAGTATGACATCTCTAATTATTTTTTGCAACTCCTCAAGGGTTGCGTCGCGCCACATGACATTACTTAAACAACGCATGTCATCTTTAATGAAATTGTATAGGTCAATATGTATGTGAGCGAGACACAAAACATATAATAATCACGAAACATGATTGCATAGACGTTGAGCATGATACTATAGACTAGATGGACAATCGTGGCCGCTGGTGTTTTGGCACTCAAGACGGCCAACGCAAAGGTCAAGTTTGTGAGAGGGGCTGCGACAAACACAAAGGTGTGCGAAAATGCGAGAATTGTAAGAAAGTGGCAGATGAACAAAAATTTTAGGAAAGACCACACTCTTTTTTCCCACACCTTTGAGGGTGTGAATTCTATGACTGTCATGTCTTCTTCATAGGTGTGACCAAGACATATTGATTTATCTGGATGTGTCACGACATGCCATATATGACCCATATAAGATATTAGGGGGTTATAAACTTTATTTTAAATTTTTTAGATATAAACTGTTTTGCATCCGCCAGTGATGGGTACGACCAGAGGAGCCAACGGGACCAGAACCCCGCAGTACCAACACCCGCCGCGGTCCACAACTCCTTACGACTGGAGTCAACACCTAACATACCTCGCTGGATAGCTGCCCTTCTCTTCTCTTTCATGAGAGATGGGGGTATTCTTCCACCGTGACGCAACACATAGAGACGCATGCGTTCCGGTGTTTTATGTAAAGTGTAGTCCGAATACCCTTTCCCACCAAAGTCAACGTACCTACCAGTTCTAAAGATGACCCTAAATTTATGTTTAGGACTGGGAGATTTTATGAGTCTGACCTCAATCATATCTTATTCTCTAAAAATATATTTTTTTACATCATGCACTTGGCACAGTACTTTTCAACCTTCTGGACCCGACGGTACGCATAGAGACCAACGAGCGC